ATGACTGCTGATTACCACGTTCCTGGAACTCCGATTCTTGGTAGTGGTGATCCTCCAGTGGCAGAGAAGACCATCATCATGGATGATCTCCTCGTGGCTTCGGCGTTTTTATATTCGCTCGATGAAACTTTGGCACACTACTCACTGCGAAGCGAGATTTCTGCAAAGATCGGTCACGCTTTGGCTGAGGCATACGACAAGAAAATCTTCCGTATGATTGCTAAGTCTGCACGTGAAGCACATCCTATTACTGTATCTCCTGGTCCTGAGCCAGGTGGTTCTGTGATCAAGCTTGGTGCTGGCAATGAGTTCAATGCACAAGCATTGGTTGATGGCTTCTTTGAAGCTGCTTCCATCCTTGATGAGAAGAACGTTCCTACTGCTGGACGCTCTGCTGTACTGTCCCCGCGTCAGTATTATGCATTGATTTCTCAAGTAGACACGAATATTCTCAACAGGGATTATGGTTCCTCACAGGGTTCTATGAACTCTGGTGAAGGTCTCTATGAGATCGCTGGTATCTCCATCCGTCGTTCTAACAACCTCCCATTCATGGCTGGTTCTGTTGCTCGTGTTGATGGTGAGAACAATGATTACTCCGGTGACTTCACTTCTCATTGTGGTCTGATCTATCAGCGTGACGCTGCTGCTGTGGTTGAAGGCATTGGTCCTTCTGTACAAACCACAGGTTCAGACGTGAATACAATGTACCAGGGAGACATTGTTGTTGGTCGCCTCGCAATGGGTGCTGGCACCTTGAACCCTGCTGCTGCAATTGAATTGCAAGCTGCTTGATAGGGGTATTATAAATGGCTTCTAACATTACAGCTGGTACACAGCAGTATTGCGAAGTCGCTAACCCCACTGGACTGGCGGGAAGCTGCACACAAGATGTAGCTACGCCAGTTGAGTTTGGTAGTGATTCAGCAAAGTCTGCTTATACCACAACAGCATCTAGTGGTGCTGATCTTCCTGACTATAAAGCTACTGCTACAGCAAGTGGTGGTAGTGGTACCGATACGGTTTATTAATTATGCCAACTACAACACGATATAGTGTCGCTAAGACACAGCGTAGCTACAGCCCTAATGGTGTAGCTGCTGTCAAAGGTTCTACTGTTAAGTCTGAGACTGAGCAGTGGGCAACCGGACCTTATGGAAACTCGGGAAGCACAACTCAGCTTCCTCCTACTTCCTGATAACTATGGGGACTCCTTAATTGGGGTCCCTTTTTTTTAACCTTTATTGAGAATGATAATCTTATGCAACAACTAAAGCAAACTGAGAGTGACCTCTCCAGCGTCAACTCAATATTGGCAGCTATCGGTCAAGCACCTGTCTCACGTATCTATCAGACAGAAAGTAAACAACTTACCTATGTCAACCCAGAGATAGCACTCATCCATACATTACTGAATGAAGTAGATAGAGATGTACAGAATGAAGGATGGGTATTTAATACAGAATGGAACTATCCACTACTACCTGACAGTGATGGGTGTGTTCTTATTCCAGCTAATGTACTACGAATGGATGTAAGTGAAGGACAGATTTATCGTGATACTGACGTTGTCAAACGTGGTGGTAAACTTTATGATCGTTATAATCATACGTACAACTTCCCACTGGATCAGAAGATTCACTTCGACATTACTTGGAAGTGGGACTTTGATGAACTGCCTTCTGTCTTTCAGAGATACATCACACTACGTGCTAGCGGTAGGGCTGCTACTCAAATGGTAACTAACCCACAGTTAGTACAACTACTACAAACACAGGAGTCACAAGCTCGGGCTGCCTGTATGGAATACGAATGCAACCAGGGTGATCATACATTCTTTGGAACACCAATGGGTACTGCATATAGAAGCTATCAACCTTACAGGACACTTGCACGATGAGTAGCGTTTCACAGATTATCCCTAACTACTTTGCTGGTGGTATCTCAGATCAACCTGATGAACTAAAGAAGCCTGGACAACTAAGGGACTGTGTTAATGCATTCCCTGATGTTGTCAAAGGTTTAGTTAAACGACCTGGACTAGAACAAGTAAATGAATTAAGCAGCTTGTGTAATGCACAGATTGTTGATGTCACTGGTAGTTACTTCCACTTCTCAAGGGAAAATGTAACCAACCAATACAAGCAGGATTATGTTGGGCACGTAACTAAGAAAGGAAGAGTAACAGTTTTCCGTTGTTCTAATGGGGAAAGCATCCCTGTTTACTATGCAGATACAGAAATTAATCCTAACTCTAACGAAGCTATTGCATCAAAAGATATAACACAATGTCTTGCTAACGGTTACCTAGCACATACAAAAGATAAGGTATTAAAATTCACTACTGTTAATAACTATACCTTCATAACTAATCCTGAGAAGCCAGTGTCTATGTCAAAGGCAGATGACAAGAGACCTTATGAAGCATTCATAGAAATTAAACAGCTGGTCTATGCCCGTAATTACCTACTTGATATAGATATTATTGGTACTGATGATGCTAGTTCTTACACAACAGCAAAAGAGATTTCACTAACAGGTACAGCAAACTTTGGTGGTGACAATAAAGATCCTAGCTGCCCTGCTAACTTCAGAAAAACCGTTACCTTAGATGCAGAGGATGGTCCTGGTAAAGGGTTGCGTGTTGAGATTGAATCCATTGGTCAGCAGACTCCTTACAATGAGGGTAAAGATTATGAGTGTACCTATCGTCATACTGTTGATTTAGTCGGTGGTGGTACTGATTTTAGAAAAGGTGATGTTTGTAAATACAAAAACGAAATAGCTGATGATGACTATGAAGATACCAATTACTACATCACAATTACAGAGATAAATACTATCAATTCTTCAGCTGACTATCAAATCACTGAGGTTTTTACACCTAACGATGGTGATAAACCAATATCAATAGCTGATGTCTTAACTGATATGAAAAGCAAGATTGCTGAGAAGGTAGATGAAATACAAAATAAAGATATCGAAATCATTGGCAATGGATTGTATATTACTTGTGATAAACCTTTCACTGTAACTACAAGTGAAAAAGATTTAATGAATATACTATCTAATACAGAAAGTAGTAGGGCAAACAATCCATTTGTCATTGTCAATAATGTATCACGATTACCTATCGAATGTAAGGATGGTATCATAGCACAAGTGTCTAATTCATTTAGTGATGATGATGATTACTGGGTACAGTTCAAAGCTAACTATGGTAATCTAGAAGACTCTACAGCAGCAACAGGTTATTGGGAGGAAGTACCAAAACCTAGAGGTGAAACTAAAATAAACTCAGGTACAATGCCACAAGCTTTAGTATTCAGTAGGTTGAATAATAAAGATATCTTTGTTGTAGCACCTGTTGAATGGAAGGCTAGGAGTTGTGGTGATGATTCATTCAACCCAAGCTTTCATAGATTTAATATCAGTAACCTTCTTTTCTATCGCAACAGACTCTGTGCTTTATCACAAGAGAATGTAGTAATGACTAAGGCAGGTGATTTATTTAATTGGTTCCCATCTAGTGCACTAGCTGTGTCTCCTAACGACCCAATTGATATCAGTGCTGCAACTGATTATAGTTCTATCCTAGAGAATGGATTAGTCATTAATAATGCACTACTCTTATTTAGTCAGCTGCAACAGTTCCAACTAACAACTGACTCTGATATACTATCTCCAAGCACTGCTAAGATACTACAGATTAGCAGGTATAACTATAACTCACGTACAGATCCAATCAACATTGGAACTAATGTAGGATTCATTAGTGATAGAGGTGGTAGAGCAAAAGTATATGAACTGAGTAATGTCTTTAGAGAAGGATCAGTAAAGCTTATAGAGAAGAGTAAGATCATCTCTGAAACATTTCATAGGAATGTAAAAAGTATTGCTAATAGTCCTGAAGATGAGCTACTACTATTTGCTAATGATCAAAAAACTGTTTGGCTGTATAAGTTCTTAGATGGTGGTGATAAACTACTTCAAGATGCTTGGGTCAAATGGGAGTTTCCTGCTCCAGTTGTCTATCATTTTATTGTTGATAGTACCTACTATGCACTGCTAAATATTAACAACAAAATCAACCTTACTAGAATTGATTTAGAACAAAGCCCAACTAAGGGTCCGTTCATAGATCTATGGGATAAAGATGATGACACTGCAGGTCAACCTTATACGATGAAAGTAGAGTTCCCTACGATCAATGTAGTCAAGAGTGAGATGGGTGCATACAGATCAGACACCACAAGCTCACTAGTAGTACATAGGCTTCACTATAACTTTGGTGACATTGGAACTTATAACTTTGATATTAAAAGAGAAGGCTACGATACCTATAATGTGTTGTATGAATCTAGATACATGGATGACTACGATGCTGATGCTGAACCATTAGTACCTGAAGTAGAAAGGACTATCCCTGTCTACACAAGGAACACTGCATTAGGTGTAACTCTTAAGTCTAATTATAACCAACCACTTATCCTCCACTCCATGAGATGGGAAGGAGATTACAACCCACGCTATTACAAACGTGTCTAAATTTATTCACCCTATTACTTTGGAAGCTGCCTATGAGGTGGCTTCTAACTTACGCGAGGATGACCGCAGAGAGTGTGTAGAAGGTCATGGGATAGTTCCTACTATTCACATCCCTCTCTCCTCTCTGGATGGCTTCTGTGTATCATTCAACGTGCCTAACGGCAGGATTGCCGGACTGGCAGGTATTCAACAAGGCGGAAAGATATGGATGTTGACCACACCAGCTATTCATGACTACCCCGTTCATTTTGCAAGGGAAGCTAAAAGGTTTATCGAAGGTAGACCTGAACCTTACCTGTGGAACTACGTTGACAAGAGGAATACCGTCCACATCAAACTACTTAAATTTCTAGGTTTTACATTCCATGAGGAAGTGACGTTAGGACCTAACAACTTACCCTTTATAAGATTTGACAAATGTGTGCTCCCGCAGCTTTAGCTGTAGCATCAGCAGGTGCAGGTATTATGGGTTCAGTCGGACAACACCAGTCTGCACAAGCCCAAGCCAATGCACAGAATGCTGCTGCTACCAGTAACTACAAGCATCAGTTAAAAGTAAGAGAACGTAACTGGGATAGAGAAGTCCATCGTTATGGACGACAGCTACATCAATATGATAGTACTCTACAAGAGAACTCAATGGCAGGGCAACGTGCTTATGCAGGTGCTCAACGTAAGCTGAATAGTATCTATCAACAGGCTTCATTCAAACAACAAGCAAACCTAGTCAACCTATTGAAAGGTAGCTCTGGTGCTGCTGCAGCAGGTATGACAGGTAAGTCTGCTCAGAGACTTGATAACGATATTGTCAGTCAATTTGGTAGGAACCAAGCTATTGCTGCTGAGTCATTGATGGGTGCCAACCAGGCTTATAGTAGGCAGGTAGAAGGTACTAGACGAGAGATTAACAATGCCAATACACAAGCATATGAAAAGGTAGCTTTAGCACCACAACCTGGTGTAGCACCACCACCTCCTGTAATGACACCTGGACCATCTGGTCTTGGTTTAGCAGCAGGCATTCTCGATGCAGGTATTGGAGGCGTTCAGACATACAACAAACTTAGTCCTACTCCCCTCGGCGGTTAATTATGGAACAAGATCAATTACAAACATATGAGCAGGGAGAAGGTTTCAAACCAAATGCTGTAGCTAATGTAATCCCTGCATTAGATAGAATTAATGCACGTCTTAACTCAGCTGATCAAGAGGCATTAGCACAGGTAAGACGTAACAATCAGACTCGTGTTGAGAACTCAAAGAGTGCAGGACAGGATCTGATTGCCCTATCTAAGATGTCTAAGACCCTCACTGATGCTCTTATAGAACGTCAGGAAGGTATCAATGAGGATGAAAGACTTGAGGGTTCCCTGGCAGGTCAAGAGGCTGCAATGGCAGGTACATTAGACCTAACCAAATACAACGAAGGAATGGCGAAAGCCAAACAAGTTGATAATGTTGTTCAGGATATTGGTGCCGAACTACTAAGTAAAGATCCAAATAACTATGAAGCAGTCTCTCAACTTACAGGTAAAACTACTTGGAGATCAAAGGGATTTAGAGAAGGTTATTATGGAACAATAATGACACGCTATAATAGCGAAGTTGATTCCATGGTAGTACCAACAGACTACCCAGATAGTGCATCTTTTTCACAAGCTAGAGCAGTAGCTAGAAAAGCATTCTTTAAGAAACACGGATTACATAATGCTAGTTCATAGTTG